TTCTTTTTCTTTTTCTTTCTGATACTCAATCATCTTTTTCTTCCAGGCTTTACGCTCGTCATACATGACTTCCATAATCTCTGGAAAGAAACCTTGTTTTTCTCTTGTAAACATTACACCATTGGGTGCAACTGTAGCGTTCATCTCTTTTGCAACAGACAAATCTACTTTCTTATGCAACATCAAATCTACATTAACATCTTGTCTATGACCTTTAATCATTTTCTCTGGTGAGATATTCCACTGCATAATCAAATGAGGATACAATGAGTTCAAGTCGAATGACATAACCCAATTGTGACCACCAGTGATTGGTTCTTTTACATACGCACCTGCAATCTGATTGGTCTTGTTCTCATGTCTTTTCTGAGGTGGCGTTTGAACTCCTTGTTCTTTTAAGAAGTTGTAGATGATTGTTTCCCAATACTTAACCATACCGAATGTGTCGGTGTAATTACACTTGGCATCATATGCCATTGCCTGAGTCAAGTCTAAGAACCCTAGTTTGTCTTCTAGTTCTTCTACGAGAACAACATCTTTGACATTGTATTCTAAGAACTTGGCATAGTTGTTCTTGTATAAGGTGTGTAATGAACCATACTCTGAGTAATCTAGTTTCTTCTTACCCAACTCAAAGTGAGCAATGTAATCTAGTTTGTATGATTCTTGATTGTGAAAAGTAGACTTACGATACAGTTCTAAGTAATCAACTATGTTGACGCCATACAAATCAAATATCTGAGTCTTCTGATAACCATTCTGTAGAAACTCTCTACTTGAAGACATGCCCCATGGCGATAACTTCTTATGTGCATCTTCACCAAACAGTCTATCAATACGATTGCAAAGATAGGTCATATCAAATGCATCTACATTCCAACCAGTGATGATATCGAACCATTCTTGACGCCAGTACTTGATAAACTCTGTTAGTAGATGTGCCTCGTTACGGCAGTTGAAATAGATTACATCTGATTCTGTTTCCCATTCGCCTAAACCAAATACAACACAAGACTTACCGAATGGTTTGATTGAGATTGCGTTGACTTTTTCTATCGCTTCGCCTGGTTCTGGAAAACCATTTTCAGACTCACACTCTATATCGAGTGTAGCGACTTTGATAACTTTTGGGTCAAAGTCTATCTTGCCAGGAAACTTATCAGATATGTAAGTATAAACATATCTATCGTAACCATGCACTTCGAAACCATCTATGCCTTGATACTTCTCTTTGAACTTTCTTGCCCCACCCATAGAGTCAAGATTGACTACATCTAGTGGTCTGCCGTCAAGTGCTTTGTAAGGCGTTGAACCCTTCTTTGAGGGAATGAAATGATTGGGACGATAAGAAACGGAAAGTTTTTGTTTCTTTCCGTTCTGGTAACCAATCGCTAATATTTTGTCACGAGTGCGACATACATTTGTGTAAAAATCCATACTGTAAGTATACTACAGTTCTGGTTATTCTACAAGGGTTTTTCTTGTTGGATGCAATAATTCTTTTATTGCGTGTAGTTTATCTTTTGCATCAGCAAGTTTAGCAACCTCTAAGTCTAGTGTTTGAACTATGTCTGAGTGTTCTCCAATACCTGCTGGGTTTTCTTGATATACTTGGATATTTGTAGTGTGAACTGCAATGTCACCTTCGTATTTTTTTTCTAGGGCTCTTAATACATATGCCATACTACTTAGCGACTTTGCCCCTCTGTTGGAAGTTATTACCTGTTGCAACTTTGAAATTAGTTTCTAGTTGTGGTTTCGCATCAAATACAGTTTGTATAAGACCTGCGTTGATTGTAAATGTGTACTCTTTAGCAAATGGTATCCATGGTGCCATGTTGACTTCCATAGTTCCTTCTTTTACTTCCATTAGGCATACTTGAGCTTCACTAATGACATAATCACCATTCCACTTTCGTTCTACGAAACCTATTAGCACTTCCCCTGTGTCAAGTCTGATACATCTTACTCTACGCATTTCTTACCATTTCCTGTAATTCAACTGAACGGCGGCCAACTTGACCAAACCATTTTGAGTCTTCCATTTCAACTGCGACTGTATCCCAATCTTCTGAGATAACTCCTTTCCACATGTTATTGAATTTACCAAAACGACTTCCACCTAAGTTGAATGTCATATTGACTAGTACATGTTGAATATCTTCTGGTAGACTATAGAAGTCTTCTCCACCTTTTGATTCAAATAGATGTATAGTTTCATCAACATGTTTGTCAAAATCTGCTTCGTAATAACGGTCAACAGTATCTTGACTGACTGGAGTTCCTGCTGGTTCTCCAAACTCTGCATCATCTTCTCTGATAAGATGCCCAACACCTAGTGTTAGATACCCTAATGAGTCTGCATAGACTTCAAGCACTTCGCCTTCATGTCTTTTGATTTGTTCTTTCAAAACATCTTTATTCATGATTTATTCCTTATGAATCGTCTTCTACTGCATTAGTAAAATCTGGATCCTTCAGTTCATCAAATGTAAAGCCTTCGCTTTCTTTTGCTGCCTGAAATTCTGCTCTATCACCTTCTTCACAATTAAAGTAGTAACCTACTTTGATTTCCGGGTCGCCTTCCATTTTATGAAATTTTAGATTTATTCTTGCCATTTTTTGTTTCCTCTTCTCTTTTGATTTGTTCTTGGATTAGTTCTACTAGAATGTCACCCATGAGTTTGTTTAATTCACCATTATTTAGTAATTCTTGAATGTTCTCCTCCGTGCCTTCTACACTTTCCGGCATTCTTCTTATGGTTCTTTTGAAGTTCATTTGAGGTTTGCCGTCTTCGAATTGAACATCACCAAACTGAAATACTAAACCCTGCCACTCACCAGATAGAAGTTCTATACCTGCATCGGCTTCATGTGGGTTCTCTACAACTTGATAAACTTCTTTAAAAAGCATTGTCCATTCTCCTTGCGAATTCTTCGTAATAACCTTCTTCTGTTAGATGCACTTCTGCATAGTTATTTCTATACTCTTCTAGTTTCGCTTCTCTAAATGAGTCATCTCTTAACTCTAAAGACTTCTCTAAGAACTCTTCAAAAGTATAACATCTCTGCCACTTATTTATTCTATATGTATTGTTACAATCGTAGTTTCTCCATACTAGTGGTACGATACCAATTGCAAGTGCCTCTACATATCTAGATGTTGTTGCAGTTTCATCTAACCAGTTGAAACATAATGTTTCTCTGCAACCTTCTAATAGAGGATAAAGAACTTTCCAATCTTTAATCCATTTAGACTTTCTCTCTACACCAGATGGCATACCACCAATAAGTTGGCATGAAAGGTCACTACGATAAATTTGGCGAATTGTCTTCTCTCTATCGTGGCCATGTTTCATACGACCCCAATATCCAAAGTCGTGAGTCTTAGATGACCCAACCATTTCTGCCAATGGGTTTTTTAAAGTATTTATAAAGTGATACTTCATGCCGTGAATGTTACCACTGAAATCTATCTCATCGATTTTAGTGAATGATTTTAAATTGATACCTTTAAATACTTCGTTGACATATAACTCTTCTGTATCTGCTCTATCACTACAGAACATGATAACATGTTTACCTTCAAAATGAGGTACAATCTTTGCCATATGTTCATTTGATGTTGCAAGGTCTTTAGGGTTCATCTGCAATTCGCCATGATATCTAAACTCTGAGTCACTTGGTATAACAATGCAATCTGCCCATTCAATAGTCTCTGGCGTTCTCTTAGGTCTTTTGTTTTCGAATGATACATTGTAAGTATCATAGTTATGTTCTGGATGGTCTCTCATCCATTTTATGTAATTCTCAAAGAAACTATCTAGTACAGTTTCTAATGGACCTAAGTACTTTACATTTGAACGAAGTCTTGCTATTGTTATATTCATGATTGTGTAACCCTTTCTCTTAAACCACTCGAACTAAATGAGTGTTTTCTATTTGTGTAAAAAATCTTTATAGGCAAGTAATCACCTGTAAAAGATTTATCTTTATAATCCTCACCTATAAATCTAACATCTATCGATGTTGATTCTAGTAAGTCAATTAAACTTTGTTCAGTATCGTATGGTACAACTTCGTCTACATCTCTTAAAGCAGAAACTTGAACGAATCTCTCGTATACAGATTGCACTGGTTGATTTTTTTCTTGTCTATCGATACTTGGGTCAGTCTGAAGTCCGACAATTAAATGGTCACAATTCTGTCTTGCCTGTTTTAACATGACTACATGACCTGCGTGTAATAAGTCCCAAGCACCACATGTGAACCCTATCTTAGTACCCACTTCTTTCTATCTGCCTCTGTTGTTTTGCCTTGACTTCTTTTAAGTCTTCACTTATCAGATAAACGACCATTAATAGTTTGTCTATTCTTTCTATTAGTTCGAAATGATTATCAGTAGTTTCTTGTTCTCTTATGTTCTTCATCTTATAATATCTATGTTTGAATTCTTTGACCAAACTTCTAGTTCAGTTCTTAATCTACCATCTCTCTGGAGATTTTCATATCTTTTAGTTGCCATCTTTTTCCACCATGTATAAACATTGTCTAATTCAAATCTGTCAAAGTTTACATTCTTCACTAGGGTATCTGTCTCTGAGTTCATATACTCTTTTACATTTGCATAACCATATGTACCTAAGTATTGTCTCTTTCTTTCTGTAAGATTCTTGGCATCTATAAAACATTGTTTGAATGGTCTTAGCATTCCACTATCATTTTTTGCGAGTGAATTTCTTATAATAGATATCATCTTACCTTGAGTCTTCAACTTTCTACTTGACGCCTCTGCATCTACTAAAGGTACGCCATTGTTTTTGTTCTCGAACCATTCTTTAAGATGATGATACTTTTCATCATTGATACTAGGTACAAAATCTGAATCAGTTAGACCAATGAATTTTAGATAAGGTTTCATGCCGTCATACATTGATGATGATTTGCTTGAACCATATAACGATGTAGTTTCAAACATACAATAGTTTGTATTGTACTTCTTGTTCAATGCTCTTCTGGCGTAATGCGAAGTGCAAATGGCGGCAAGAAGTTTACCACCTAGATAATTGAAACCAAATGGTTGAGTTGGTATGATATTGAAACCCATGATTGTAGAATCATTGAATCTCTTCATCGTATCTTTGTCCATTGTATTTAGAGGTTTGCCTAAGAACTCATTACGAGGTTTACTATTAATAGTAGGACTGCCGAATCTAATAAATCCAACAATCTTATTCGTATTCTTTTCATAAACTACCCACTTTAAAGTTTTGCCTGGTATAGATTTTTGTATCATTTGAGATGCAACTATGTCAATGTAATCATCATAGATTGGCATTTCTCTACACACGAAGTCCATATCATTTGGGTGCATAGTAAAGTCTTGAAACATATCATCTTCTGGACCCATGCCAAATAAGGACGCAGGTCTCTCTGCCATTTTCTCAAGTTTAACCTTGCGTAAATAGTCATCGATTCTATCGAAATTAGAATAGTAGTCAATAAAAATTTGACCTACATATTCAGCATCTTGTTTTGAAAGTATTAACATAATAAAAAACCCAAGTCCATTATACGATGAACTTGGGTTCCTGTCTAGTGAGTTTTTGTATTATGCTACGAAGTCATCTTCTGGTGCCCAAGAGCAACCAGTTAGTCCGCCTGCCTTAAGTGCCTGAAGAGTTCTTAACACTTCGTCTGCATTTCTACCTGTATCTAATGCGTTCACTGATACATGTTGAATCATACGGTCTTTGTCAATAATGAATGTTGCCCTATAGCAAACACCTTCTTTATGATTGACAATACCGAGTTCTTCTGAAAGATACAACCCACAATCTGCGGCCAATGGGTGTCTGATATTACCTATCAATTCATTGTCGTTTTTCCATGCAAGTTTACAAAACTCATTGTCACCACTAATACCAATGACATTGGCTTCGTCTACTAAAATATCCATTGCAGAAATTTCTGTAGGACAAATGAATGTAAAGTCTTTAGGGTAGAAATAGATTACTGACCAATCATGTTTATGTGGCGTGTAACTACCTTCTACTGAGACTGATACAAGTTCATTACTAGGATTAACTCCTTGTAATTCAAAAGGTGGGAATTCGTCCCCAACTGTTAGCATTCCGTTATTATAAGGGTATGACATATTGTTCTCCGTAAAAAAATTGGAGCGGAGAGAAAGATTTGCACTTTCGTCTGTCTAATGGTATTAGACCGTTTTTCTAGTAAACTATCTCCGCACTCATTTATTATACTAAATCAGTGCCCAATTTGCAAGGGGGTTTTCGAAATTATTTAATCTTAATTTCTAGAGGTTTGGCTTCTTCTGGAATCTCTCTTTGAACTGAGATTATAAGAATGCCGTTTACAACTTCTCCAGTCTTCACTTTAAAGTAGTCGCCAAGAGTCCAACTTCTAATGAAGTTTGCCTCTGAGATTCCTTTATGTGTGAATGACGGAAAGTCATCACCTTCAACTATATTCTTTTTCTCGTATCTGGTTTCTTTCTTCCCTTCTACTTTGAGAATGGAATCTTTAAACTCGATAGAGAGTTCACTCTTATCAAAACCTGCAACTGCAAGTTCAATAAGAAATTCGTCCTCTGAAGACTTAATCACATTGTAAGGTGGATAGTTGGATTGTGTGGTATTTGTCATTCTCTCCATATCATCGAAGAGTCTTTCAAATCCAATTGAAAATGGTCTGAATTGACCAAGGTTGTTTATGCTTGTCATAGTTTTCTCCTTTATTAAGCAAGTTTATATTCCTAACCCCAATTGGGCATTAGGCGTGTAGAAGTGTCTAGGATTTAATGTGACTACACGAAGACCTTCTGTTCAGTCTTATAGATTGTCTCTACCTAGAACTCTCTACACTATTATTTATAACAGATGTTACCAGTTTTATTACTTATGTTCTAAAAGAATATTCAGTAATGTGCCTGACTTCATCATGCTGTCGAATTTATCTGCGAAGGTTGTTAGATACTCGGCAGATAATGATGCGTAATATTGCATTGTTATCTCCTGTTATGTTGTGGACTATCCGTGAACTTGGTCTTCGATGTTGCCATCTACTCACTCTTTTGTCACATAAATGTCACACAATTATTTAGTGTTTTTTAAACCTCTGCGGTTTTCGGTCCGAATTCAATTATCAACTTCTCTTTGTTTCTTCTAACAATTTCATTCTTAACTTTCTGACGAAGTTTAGGTATGACTGGTTTGTTATAAGCTTTGATGAGTTCATCAACTGATAAGTTTTTAATGTAATTTGTTTTTGTCGTTACTTTTCCAGTGTTTCTGTCTTTAGTAACTATTGTTGGTCCGAATTTGATTGGCATGATTTACTCCTGTTGTAACAATTATACAACATTACTCATGTTATGTATAGGTGGTTTTATCTTAAAGGACAAGTTGCCTTACTAGTTATACTACGATTTTCTATAACAACTGCACTAGTAAACAAAGTCAACATGTTAATCTGTTCTATTTGCCAGTAATCTTGACGAAAGACTGTAAACATTAAGAATGCCTTATGTAACATGAGATGGTCTCTATGTGGAACAGATGGTAGAAATGGATTTGCTTCTTCAATGCAACTATATTTTAGACCTTGTATGGTAGAATGTACATCTAGTGCCTGAACGCTGTAAAACAACAACCATTCATAGGCATCGGTATCATAGTGGAGTGTATATGGTGACGAGTTCT